TTCTAAGTTGTCTTCCAATACTTTGCAGCACCCTGACCCGACTCTTTGACGGTGATGAGAACACAATATTATTTAGGCGTTTGATATTCACGCCAGTAGAAAATGTTCCGTATGACGCAAGGATGATCCCGTTGTCGATTGTTTCTGCAATTTTACGGGCTTCCTCACGCTGCTCAACGTCGGTTCCGCCGTGAATATAGAACACAGGTTTTCCACAATCTTTTAGCATTTCGTTTAGAACCTTTCCGTGCTTCTCCACAAACTGGAACAGTATGAGTGTGTTGCCTTTTGTCTTCAAGGCTAAATCACATATAAATTTGTTTCGTCTTTCGTCAGTGATGAGCCATTCTATCTCATCTTGATACGGTGTTCTTCTAATCCGCTGTCTATCGCTACCGGAGTATTTTAGCAGCAAGCAGTCAATAGTCAAGTTGGTAAGTAACTTCTTTTCCATCAACTTCTTAGTTGTGATAATCTTTTTAGCCGGACCAAACAAACCCTCAATCACTAATTTGTGAGTGAGCATACCGTCAAGGGTTCCTGTCGTCGCAATACGATACGGGCAACGAGTGAGTTTGGTCATAATTGAAGTCAGCGACTTCGACTTAAACAAATGTGCCTCGTCGCCAAAGACTGTTCCGAACTGCTGAAAGTATTCTGGTGGTAGTTTGTGTAACGACTGCCAAGTTGAAATGACCACTCTTTTCTTTGTGTTCTTTTCTTTTCCGGCATACATCATGTGCGTCTGTTCTCTTGGATTCCATCTTTTGTCTTTTCCTGCGTAGTCACAGATGTCTGAGAACATTTGTGAAACGAGTCCGATAGTTGGAACAATAATCAAAACTTTTTGTTCTTTTGGAATCAAATTCAAGTAGTGTCTTAGAAGTGTATAGATGATCAAAGACTTGCCTGATCCTGTTGGTGATAACAACAAACAACGGTTTGTGTTCATACCGTGTAGGATGGCTTCTTTCTGGTGCTTGTGAGGATCAATCGACTTCCCACCAATAGAAATATTCAAACCGCTTAGAAGCGATTCTAGGTGGGTTTCTGAGAAGGTTGGTGGTGGACTCCTTTTAGGTAATTCCACTGTATAGTTCCGATCCTCACAAAACTTGAGAATATAGGCTTCAAGTCCTGCGTAGATACGTTGTGAATACAGATTGTAGAGTTTAATCTGCCCGTCCCACCTCTTTGCACGATACGCTGGCATAAACTCTCTTCCGGGGACTTTAAAGGTAAAGAAGTCAGAGAGTTCCTTGGCAAGATGTCTTTCACAGCGGACTTTGATATTTGAAGAATCAATGTCCTCAATCGTGTAATCGGGCATACATTATATTTATGCTCCCGACAAGAATCTTCTCCATTCAATCGCATTCTTGATCTTGGTGTGTCGGAAAGTGATCTCTTTAACGACTTCTTCAAGATAATCTACAATCGACTTGATGTAGGTAATCACTTCTTTTCTTTTACAAAGGTCTTCATCACTATTCATAAAGATAGGAATGTCTTGCTTGAGGATGTTGTGTTGAAAAGGTTCCCATCCTTTTTTGTCGAGGGTTTCCTGATCAATCTTTCCTGTATAGTATTCCCACTTGAGCCGATACAGACGATTGTATTCATTCGTCGCTTTTTCGTAACGAAGTTTAGCATCGTGGTAAAAGTTAAGATACTTGTTGTGAAGAGCAGGCAGTCTGAGCGATTCCGTATCAAGTTGGGTATCGTCGATCTGGCTATCTTGCTCTACTAATACTCTAAGTTCATGTAGTTCCATAATTATTCTTTATCCCTTTTTCTCGTTGACACTCGGATTATAAGAGTCCCCAAGGGCGTGTCAAGAGGAAATCAGACGAATTCGTAATAATCGTAGGCAAATCTGATTTCAGCGGTGAAAGGTGTAAGATCAGAGATTGTTGAGTCGAAATCAAGACCAGTAAGGCTCACAGGAAGAAGATTTTTAAAACGAATCTCTTGCGTCACGTTTGTCGCACTATTTAAAATCATCAAACTACCATCAGTAAAGTGAGTGGTGATTTTACTTTCAAATTCTTTATGATCTTTAATAAGATAAATTGTCTTCATCCAGTTATAAATCTCAATCCAGTTTGCCATGTCTTCATCGACAAGGAATGTAATCGCCAGTTCGTCAAAGTTGACTTTGTTATTTGGGTGTTTAGCGAACACGAATCTTGTTGGCTGCTCCTGAGCAGATCCAGCACCAAAACCGGGTAAATTTACTCTTTGAATGAAAAACTCCATCTTTGGAAGTCTATTGATTAAAAATCTAAAGTTGGTCTGATAGAGATAATTTGTGGATGGTGGCTGCCTGTCTTGAGGAGCCTTGAAGATATTTGCCTGTGCCTCTTTTGTCAAAGTTGGAAGTTGAGTGTTGTCATTAACAATTCCCTCGCCAGTCTGACCAGAGTCTTGAATGATTGGAGGCATACCCTGAAATGGATTTGATTTATCTGTCATCCTATTATTTAGGTGTAAAAGATAAGGGGAGCCTTTCGGCTCCCCTATCTGCGTATTTAATTTTTACTTAGAATCAGGCGGTGTTACCGTGAAGGTTGATCACACGGAAGATTCTGTAGTATTGGTTAGCCCGTCTAGAGTCGTCGGAGTGGGGATCAGAGCGATCAGTGCCACCACCAGACACGAATGGGTTGTTGACCAAACCATATCGAGTCTTGAAGCCAATCTTCGGTTGGAAGTTGTCTTCATCAACTGCACGAACCATTTGCAACGGAACGTATGGGCAGTAGAACATACCAGCATCGTAGGGGCTAGAACCTCTGTAACCAACACAGACGTAATCTCGACCACTGGAGGAGTAAGGATCAATGTAGACCTTAATTCTACCATTCAGAGTTCCGGCAAAGGTGTTGCCAGTATCATCAACGGTCAAGTTGATATCAGGAGTTGGTGTGAGGCTCAAGAAGCCAGACATGGCGAGTGCGGAAGCAACGTCAGCGGTGCAGACAATAAAGTTACCCTTACCACGACGAGTTTCTTTAGCGATCACGTTGGCTTCACGTTCGATTTGGAACATCAAACCACGGAACTTCTCAGCAGACCAACGACCATCAGAGTCATCCTCAAGATCGTAGATACCACCGAGCGCACTACCTGTGCCATTGTTCGTAAGACCACCGACTGTTGATGGATCTTTAAACTTAAGATCGCTTTGCTGACATCCGAGTTTCGCGTTGTTATACATCACACGAACGACTTCACGGTTGATTTCAGCAAGAATTTCAGCCGAGAGGATGTTAGCCAACTCAACTTCAGCATCCAGACCGTGAACAGCCTTAAGATCCTGAGCGAGTTCTGAAGTGTATTCAGCCTTCAACGCACGGGTCTTAGCCACGACAGAAGTTCTGTCAATGACGAATGCCATTTCGTTGAAAGTGCTTTGTTCAAAGTCTCTGGTGTTTCCACCGGGGAAGACATCAACACCGCGAACCGAATCACCACCAGAACTACCGTGTCCGATTGTGGAGGCATTACCGAATGGGTCGCCATCACCGCCGGGACCAGTGAAGCCGAAGCCACCAGTCGCACCACCACTTGTTCCGGAGAACTGTGTTGGGGCTTCATCGAACAATGCTTCTGGAACAGAAGAATCGTCAAGAGTTGCCGGTCCTCTAAACTTGGACTTCATCGCAAAGATCAAACCAGTGGGACCAGACATAGGCTGGACACCACAGATGTCGTATGCGATCAAGTTAGGCATGGAACGACGAACGAGCGAGATCAGAACGGGATCAAAAGCAGCGATCTGATTGAAATCACCTTGTGTATCAGCAAAGCCAGCAGCGGCTCTGTTGCCAACAGGGGAGAGGTTGGCTTCTTCACGCAAAGCCTTTTCTTGGTTTTCGAGAAGAATAGCCGTAACATTCTTACGGTAACTATCCTGAATAGGCTCCATACCCTCACAGTTGAGGACTGGTTCCCACTTCTCTTTCAGGTTTTCAACGAGTAAGTTTTCCATTTGAAATCTCCTTCTTGAAATGGATTATGATTGCTTATTCTGCACCGCAGAGTTGTTAACTTTTTTGAGCATTTCTGTATAAGCGGACATTGAGGGGGTGAGGTCAGCCTTTTGTTCTCGGATAGCCTCTTCCTCATCAGTGGCGAACTCCTCAACGAGAGGTGTTACGACAGTTTCTTCACTTTCAAAGAAGTTTTCCTTGAGAGTGTTGAGTTTTTCTTGGAAGTCATCAATGGAATTGAAGTCGATTGCTTCGACCATTGAGCGGAACTTCTCTTCGTCGGTGGAAGTCATGTCTCTAGATGTAGACTCGTAGAGGGCTTCACACTGTGCTTTGATCAGACCTTTGGAAAGTTCAATATTCTTTTCAATTGATTCATTGAGTTTTGCCTCAACATCATCAATCTTATTGTTTAAACCTTCGACAAGATCATACTTGGCATCGGGCATGGTGACATAATGCTCTTCAAAGAGAGCCTTGAGTCCGACCATGAAGGATTCAGAAATGTCAGTCTTGATGCCAGCATCAACGGCAACTTGATTTTCTTTCATCCAGTTTTCAACGACATATGTGAGATATTCGTCAAGTTTAGTTGCGAGTGCTTCCTTTTCCTCATCAAGAGTCGCTTCAAACTCTTCGGAAAGTTCTGAGCGAATCTCTTCAACACGCATGTCAACAGCCGCTTCAAAAACTGTTGATGCTTTGTCTTTGAATTCCTCCGAAAGTTCTTCACCAGAGAAGAGAGAGCCGAGATGTTCTTTCATCTTTAACTTCTTCATTTGCTTTTTAAATTCAGCAGACTCTTCTTCCTCGTCGTGCATCTCTTCTTCTGGTTTGGTCATATACTCCTCTTCGGAGCCATACATCTCTTCCTCAGAGCCATACATCTCTTCCTCAGATTTGTCCATTTTGTCAAGATCATCAACCACTTCAGCACTAGCAGCAGAGGGCTTAGTATCTGGCTTAGGTGCAGTCTTGCCTGTTGGTTCAGCGACCTTTGGAGTCACACCATCAGCAGTTTTAGCACCATGACCATCCGCATCAGCGGCGACCTCAGTGTCTTCACCACCTGCCTTCTTCTTCTTAACTGATTTTTTATCCATTTCGGCTTCAACACCCATTGACATGGATTCCATTTCAAGAATTTCCTTCGCGGTTTCTAAAGCGTTTTTGAGACTCATATTTGACTCCTATCTCCCTTTATTTATCTTTGATTAGATTTGAGAGGAAATCCGCGAACGCATACAACTTCGCTTCCTCAAGTTGTGGTTTAGAAGCACGCTCAATGTGCTTCTTATGTGATTCAATACGACGAGCGGTGAGAATACCGTTTTCCCACACCCACTCTTTTCCTTCCATAATTCCTTCAACGTATGCGTCAGGAGCAGAAGGGTCTGCGACGATATCAACGGCTGCGAGGTTGAAGTCCTCTTGAACCTCATTCACACCGTTGACTTGTTTCAAAGAACCCATGCCTCTGGAGGAGACACCGATTTTTACACCCTCTTTGATCAAGTCTTTTACGATCTTGCCATAGGGAGTATCAAGAATTTTTGCTTTACCATAAATGTCATTGCCATCAACGCGAAGTTCCTTGATCAAGTGTGAAACTCTCTCAAGGTTCAGTTGGGGACCATCGGGGTGTCCGAGTTCGCCCATCGCACGATTTGTTTTAACATATTCATTGTTGTATCGCTGAACTTCTTTCATCAGAGTTTTATGAGGATAGACACGACCATTGCGGTTCTTTTGTTCAGCCTGCATGAAGATGCCATCAATATGATATTGCTTCTCACCGTTCACTTCTTCGGTGACAAGATTAATATTATCGTTGACTTCTGTAATCAGTAACATGGTTTATCCTTGTGGTTTCTTCATCAAAGAGGGCTTCTTAACAACTCCGTGCTTCCTCTTGTCTTGAGTCTTGATTTCATCCTGCGCACGTTTGAGTGCCAATCGTTCGTGACGACTCATACGAGGACGACCGGAGGCATCAAACATTCCCAAGTGCTGTCGCCTACGTTCAATGTCTTCGTCAACTTCTTCATCTTCCTCAAGTTCTTCTTCTTCGTCCTCATCATCATCATCATCGTCGTCGTCTTCTTCCTCTTCGTTGACTTCTTCATTCTTGCCTTTGAAGTTTTTATCAACATAGTTGAAGAATTCTTTTTTATCCTCTTCGGACTTGAGATCGGCTGGCGAATCAATGCCAAACTTTTTCATGGCTTTCTTAAAGAAGGTATCGTAATCAGACTGCTCGCCAAGGTTTTC